TTGCTCTTCGCCCGCCGGAGCATCCGCATCGGCTTGGAAGGGCGACGCCTGGCGGTTCTTCATGTTCGCGTACTTCTTGTTCGGGTCCGACTTGTCTCCCTTGTGGAAGATGTCCGCCCGGAAGTAGCGTCCGACGAGATCGTCGGGATCGAACTCGCACGTGAAGGTCTTCGCCTCTTTGTCCTCTTCGTAGGCGAAGTCGACGCCGGTGAGCTCACACGTGAGCTTCGTGACCCATCCGTAGTCGACCGAGAGCGTGTGGTAATCCCGGAGCTCCTTCCCGCGCTGCGGCCCCTCGGCCACCTCGAGCTGGAGGTAGAAACGCGGAGCCCCGTCCTGCGCGGGGTTGTCCTCCTTCCAATCCTTGATCAGGAAATCGTACGTGCCCTCGGGCAGGAGCTTGAATCCGCCTTCGGTCTTCCCACTGAACTTGAACTTGGCCATTTTCTCGTTTCCCTTTTGTTTCCTATTGATCGATCCGTTCACCAGCCCAAGGTCTCGGCGACCTCAGCCCAAGTGAACGGTTTCAACGAGCGCTTGGCCGTCAATCGCGGGAACCGAGTTCCCGCGACGAAAACCTCCTGCTTCGTGAAATGCGCGAGGAAAATATCGTTCGGATTCCCCGCTTTGCGCTCGAAGTACACGATCCCATCGCACGCACTAGGCATCTTGAACTGCGTCTTGCCGGGGAACATCGGGCCCCCAGAGACGAGCTTGCCCTTTTCGTCGTGGATCCTGTCCTCGAGCGAAGTGAAAATCGTGTGCACCGGGAGCGCGCGCAAGCGCATGTGAATAGAACGCAAATGGCTGCCGAGCTTACCCCACTTCTGGCGATCCATTTCGACCGTCGCACCGCGCGTGAGCTCCTCCTGAATGAGGTCCGCGTAATGCGTCATCGACTCGAGAACGACCGTTTGCCACGGGAAGATCGTATCCGCTTCTGCAAGCGCGTCTTCGCTCCCGGTGTCCCACAGCGGACGCGCGCGTTGATGCCGCGCCTCGAGTTCGGCGACGGTCTCGTGCATCATGTGCGAAGATTCAATCAACTTGTAGTCGACGTCGTGTCGACCCATGAGAGAGATGTGCGACTTCTCTTGCGCCGGGACAAGGAACACCGGACGCGGAAACGTCGCGGCAGCCGTCGTTTTACCCGCACGCGTCGCACCGTAGAAGAACCAACTCGTCCACGGCGTTACGATCTCCCCTGCATTCTTGAACTCGATCGCCATCTTCAGCATCCCTTCTTCATGCGTAATCTTCGTAATCGCTTTCGTCTTGATACGGTCGCTCATCGCGAAAGAAGCCGGGCGGCGGATCGTTGCGTTCGAAGTCCGCAATGCCCCAGCTCGGACGCGAGTGGCAGAGCTCGTAATACGCGCACTTCGCGTATCCACGCAAGGCGCCCGCACACGAGCCGAGCGATCGAGGGTGACCAAGCGCACGGTTCACCTCGCGCGAGAGGCCCCATTGCTTCGTCGATCGCTCGAACTCCGCCAAATGCTCGCGACTCGGACACACCTGGAGCCGCTCGCACTTCGGCTGCATGTGTTTGGTCACGATGTTGACTATCACGCCCTTGTACGGCGCGTACTTCGAGAGATCAACACAGTTCTCGAAGAGCCACGCCTGCCCGAGAATCTGCATGTCGAGCTGGTAGCCCGAGAGCAAATCCTCCGAGAGCATCTTTGCCGTCTTGCCCTCGACAACCCAGAGCTCAGGCTCGAATGCCTTCCAATCCTCGATGAGGAGGTCGAGACGGCAGGAATACTGCCACAGGTCGTAGACGATTTTGTCGCCGTCCTGGTCGATAAGCGTATAGGCGCGAGCGAGCGGTTGCTCGATGACGAGCGTCTCCTCGACCGCAAGGATCCGCCACGTGTCTTGGCGGCGGTAATACTCCATGTACGCGTTGATAACTCGCGTACACGCCTCGATCGTTCGACCGTACCCAGGTTCCTCCTCGAAGCGGGTCAAAATCTCGAGCACGGCGCGCTCGGCCGCCGGGATAGCGCCCCAGAAATAGTGCTCCCACGCGTTCGAATCCGCGCGCGGGGGTGGGTCGCCAAGGGCGTCTTGGTGATTCTTGATGACCTTGTAGTACGCCTCCCAGCAGAGATGGACGATCCAGCCGACGTCCAGCGGCTCCTTGTTCCGGTCGGGGCGGAGCCGCGCGACCGAGACGAGCGCATCTTCGAACGGGCAGAGACGCGCCCGCTTGTAAGTCGTGGAGCCGTACGGCGAGCCGCCACCCGCCACCCCCGCAACGACATGCGGAGGCCGTCGAGGCCCGTTCGGATCCTCGATGTCCTTCTTTTTCAGCTTGTAGGTGAACTTCGGCATCAACCGCCATCCATGACGTACGCGAGGCGCTCTTTCAGCCGGGTTTGGCGATCGGAGACCATCTCGGTGCGCACCGCGCGCTCGACGCCAGCCACGTCGCCGATGACGACGAGACGACCCCGCGCCCGCGTACACGCTGTATAGAAGAGCTGCCGGTTGAGCATCCGGCTGTAGCCCGAGTGGCACATCACGATAGTCGTCGGCCACTCCGAGCCTTGGCTGCGATGAATCGAAATCGCGTACCCGAGCTGGAGATCGTAGGTGTCCTTCTTCTGGTAGGTCACCGAGCGCTCGCCATCGTCGAAGTCGATCACGAGCGACGTACCCGAACGGCCTACGACGATCCCCGTCTCGCCATTCATGACCTCGAGCGCGTAGTTATTCTTTGTCTGGATGACCTTGTCACCGCTCGCGAGCACGAGATCCTCACGAATCGCGAATCCTGTGTCGGGCGCGATATAGCCGTGAATGGCCGTCTGGATCGCTTTGTTGAGCACCTCGGTCCCGATGGGCCCGACGTTCTGCGGGCAGAGCACTTGGACCTTGTCCAGCATCGCCGCCTCGGTGAGCTCCGAAGTTCCGATACGGTCGAGCTCGGTCTCCATGACCTCGACGAGCACGTCAGGGATGCGCTCGATGTTTTTCTCCTCGACGAAGGTGAAATCGTCGAATGTTCCGCGAAGCTCGAGACCTTCCGCATCGCCGGCCAGAATGCGCGGCGCGTTGCGGTTGACCCAGCTCTTTTCCGCCTGGCGATGGACGGTCTCCAAGGTCACGACGTGGCAGCGACCTGAGGCAATAAGGTCGCGGAGGACGTTCCCGGGGCCCACCGACGGGAGCTGATTGGCGTCTCCGACGAAGAAGAGGCGTGTGCGCTGCGTCGAGACCGCGTCCAGGAGGGCCGCCGCGAGCTCGGTGTCGAGCATCGAGGCCTCGTCCACGATGATGACCTCGTACGGAAGCGCGTTGCCATGAAAGTGCGTCCACATCTGACCACTGCCTGGAGGGCTCACGCCCAACAGACGGTGGACAGTAGAAGCCGACTGACGGGTTACCTCCGAAAGTCGCTTCGCGGCCTTCCCCGTGGGAGCGCAGAGCGTCAAGAGGGTGAAGCGCTCGCGCGTATTGAGCCGGGCGAGCGCCGCGTTGACCGTGGACGTCTTCCCAGTCCCAGGACCCCCAGTGAGGATCCCGAAACGCTCCGAGGCAATCATTTCGATCGCCTCGAGCTGCTTAGTGTCGGGTTGGAACGTCATACGCGCATTCCTCGTCGGAGCCGGAATCGGAGTCGTCAGCGGCGATAGTCTCGAGCATCGCCTCGAGTATCGCCTCAGCTCGCGCACGCTTGTGGTGTTCGTCGAGGGCGACAAGTAGCTCAGCCACGGTGCCGAGCTTGAGATCGAAGAGGACGGCGGCGCGAGCCATGGCCCACCATCCGAGCGCGGATGGTGAAACGATCAGAACCGAGCCGCCCGCCTCCCCGAACAATCCCCACGCGTCGCATCGCGGATGCTTACAGATCCGGCACGTGAGGTTCTGGAGACCGTTATACGTCCGGCACATGCAACACCCCCACCCGGGCATCACATGGGCGTGCTCGATCGCCTCGCACTTTTGCACCTCGGCCGTCATACCGGGACCCGAATCCAGTTCACCTCGTCGATCGAGATGAACTTGTAACCGGGGTCGCATGAAGACACGCAACGAAGCGGGCTCGCGCGTTTGAACTTGAGCGCTTCGAGCATCTTCGCAATCGGCGGGGGTTTCCAGCCCTCCGGCTTCATCCGCTTGCCGTCCTCACGAACGGGACCGTTCGCTTTTTGCATATTCGCAATATGGACGAGATCGAAGAACGGCTCGAGGTCGACCCCCATCGCATTGGCCGCCCCGTACACGACGTAGAGAAGGTCGACGAGAGCGTCGACCTGATCCGCGATCACCGGTTCCATGGGGGAAGACAGCTCGAGAAATGCCTCTTGATCTGTGGGGGTGGCGATGTGCATCCCGCTTGCCTCGAAGAACTCTTTCGCTTCCTCGAAGATGAGGCGGCAACGGAGTTGCGTCGTGGCTAGATCCATGGGCGTCACCTCTCTAGGCGCCGGTTGCTCCATCACATGGTGGAAGTCGCGAACCATCTCTTGCTGTCTATTCATGTCGGCCCCTGTACAAGTGCTGCGATCTGCTCTGCGATCAAGTGCTCCGCATCGGCGAGCGATTTGCGGAAGAACACGCCGAACTCTCCGACGAGCTCGCCGCGTTCGACGGCGGCCGCCCAATGCTTCTGGACGACCGAGAAAGTGACGTTGAGGACGTCGAGGCTCGACGCCTTCGCCATGAGCTTATTCGGTGTCGCGCACGTATGACCTTCGCGCTCGAGGAGCTCCATCGCGTAGAGGAACCCGGCAACGACACGACGCTCGTCTGTGCCGCCGATTCCCGCGTTGCGGGCGAGGCGATCGGCGCCCTTGAAGCCGATGCCTGAAATCTCCGTGAGGATGTACGGATTCTCCTCGATCTGAGCGCAGACCGTGAGCCAACCCCAACGCGAAGTCACGCGTTGGATGGCCTCCGCACCCAGACCGAGCTTCGCGAGCGTGACGTACGTATCGCGCTCTTGGCGGAACCGGCGATACGACGATTGGATCTGCTCGGCGAGCGTCTCGCCGATGCCATCGACCTCTTTGAGGCGCTCCGGGTGGTTCTCGATGACGTTCCAGATCTGGTCCCCGAAGGCTTCCAAGAGCCTCCGAGCGCGCACAGGGCCGACGTTGTCGAAGCGCGATTCGAACCAGGCCGTCACGCCATCGAAGTCGCTCGAGAGAACAACCTCGATGCTCCGGACTTTCGCCTGCCACCCGTAGCGCGCGTGATGAACCCAGAATCCGTACACCTTCACGCGTGCGCCGACGTAGAGATCGGCACCGACTTGCCCCGTCACGGGCACGATAAGCTTGTCGTCCGTGCGAAGCTTCGCGAATCCCCAGCCATTGTGCTCCGGCTTGGCGAACACGAAATCGCAGCGCCCCTCAACCTCGATCGCGGCGCCCTCCGCCGGCTTGAGCATCTCGATGAGACGCGCCTGTTGCGCGGCCTCATCCGCGTCCAACGCGCGCTTGCTCCTCTTCGAGAAATCAACCGTCACGCGAAGCTCCGGCGATTGGGCGAGTTCCACGCGAGATCGGACATCAAAGCTCCGCGCAAGTCGGGCGTCCGGCGTTCGATGCGCCCCTGGCATTCCAGCAAGACGTGCAACCGCTCGTAATCCGCGGCGCGCTCGCGCAGCTCGTGGAGCGACTCGCGCGCCAGAACGACGTCGCAGACGCGCTCGGCCGCCTCAAGAAGCTTGTTCGCCGTGGCGAGGCGCTCCTCGACCACCTCGAGCCGCGACGTCAACTCGGCGAGCCTTTCCTCGATATCACGAAGCGCCACCTTGTTGCCTGTCTTCTTCATTGGTCACTCCCCTCCAGGCCGAGAAACCGAAAGAGCTGGGCGACTCGCGCGTCGAACGAATGTTCCGATCGACACAACGCTGTACCCGCTTCCGCGATCTTTCGCCGTTCCTCTTCGTACGTCAAGTAGTACGAGATCTTTTCTTGAAGATCGCCGAAGTCTCGCCACGAGACGTAGTGCACGCCGTCCACGAACCCGAGCCACTTCTCCATTTCATTGACGTACTGGTGAAGGACCATGCAGTTGCCCGCGGCCATCGCCATGAAGATGCGATCGGAGCAAAAGCCAGTCGCCTGCGGGTACTGATTATCAGCGATGGCGATCTTCGTCCCGCGATAGATCTTGCCCGTCTCGTGGTAGTCGTAGAGTGTGTCGGCGAAGTTCCATCGCGTGGGTTCTTGCGGCCAACCGCGTCCGCAGATCCCCACACCACGCTCACGCAATCGCCGCGCGAGCTCGAGTCGATACTCAGAGTAGTTGTTCCCAACGAAGACAGCGTCGGGGGCTGAGGATCGGAGCTCGTTGTCGACGATGCCGGACTCGAAACTATTCTGCCAGTACCGAGCTTCGATCCCCTCCCGCGCAAGCGGGAGGATCAACGATGCATTCACGCAGAGATGCAGATCGAAGAAGTCGCGAAGCATCCTAATATACTTGGGATGAAGCTGCGTATCCCACCACACGTCACCGTCCCAGCACACCATCGGACCCGGCGCTGTCACGTCGCCGATTGTGGCAAGGTCTTCACGCGACACCGCATCCCACGCGTGGATTTGGAGAATCGAAAGGTCTGGTTTGAAGTCGAGCGCCGCCTCGCTGATGCTCTCCTTCGAGAAACAATAGTCGACCTCACGAACCTCGCCGCGACGTGCGAGCGCTTCGCGCAAGCCACACTTCTGGCGCTTCTGCACGTCGTGACCAGGTTCGATAATCGGCGCGTAGAGGATCTTCACGCTTCACCCCTGGAAGAGATTGGGCCAGCGATCGGTGGCGATCTTACGCCACTTCTTCGCGAGGCGCGCGAACTCGAGATCTGCCGCCTCGTTGTCGCGCTCGCGGAAGAGCTTGTTGAGTGCCATCGGGTTCGTCGTCCAAACGAGCGACGTACACGCCTGCATCGGGAGGAGTCCCGCAGCCGCTTCGTAGATGCGCTTGCGATCCATGCCCTTGGGCACTTCACCGCGATTGCGCGTTGCGAAGTCGTTCACCTCATGGGTGATGTAGCTACGATAGTTGGCGTACGCGTCCTCCATTGAAGTCCGGAACTCCTTCGCAGAAGGCATGTCGTGCTGAGACGGCGCGAGCCCCGCCTCGATAGCAAGTCCAGCCCATCCGAGATCGTGCTTTGGCGTCTCCGCAAACTCCCGCTCGACGGCCGCGAGCACACGCGGCGGAACCACGAAGTGGCCGGGGTGCTCCGTGTAGCGCGTCGATTCTTGCGACGGCGAGCCTTCCTCGTCGCGATCGGCGCCGACGTAATGGCGGATGAGCTCATGCGAGACGCGACGCGAGATACCCGCGATAAAGAAAGTCATTTTCGCGTGGTAGCCGATGCTCGCGTGCGGGATCATCTTCGGATCCTCGGGGAAGATCGCGTGCGCGATGTACGCGCTGTTGTCCTTACGCCCTGCCTTCAGGCCGTAGGAGTGGTAGCAACTTCGGCCGGCGAGCTCGACGAGGAGCTCGTTGTCCGTGAGCGCGCGATCGTGTTCCATGCCTGTATGCGGAAAGAGCGCCATTGCACGAATGGAAGGGATAGCGGAGAGCCCATCCGGCAAGCACTCCGGCCGGTAGTCACCCACCCAGTCGACAAGCTCGTTGAGCCCCTCTTCGTAGAGGGCCATGCCACCGAGCACGATGACAGTCGGATCCGTGATCAGCTTGACTTGATTGTCCATTTTCCACCCTCCCGTATTTCATACGAGGATGCCTGAAGCCCGTGCTTGGTCTCGAAGGCGTTCAACGCCTTCAAGTACCATTCAGCCTTCTGTTGGTCCTCGATCGGCGCGCCCTTCGCTCGCGCACGCGAGAGGTACTTGATGACGTTCCCTTTGAGGAACCCGCGATACTCATCCGGTGTGAGCCACGCCTCGAGCACCTTGATCGTCTCGTAGACGTTGTCCTTCCCACCGTAGTGCGCGGGATGGTTCACCATGCTCTTTTCCGCGCTCTTCTTCGACTTTCGGACGACGATGCCTTCTGGGCTACTTCGCGGCTTCTTCTTGCCCTTGGCAGTCCAAAGCTTGAACTTGGCGCCTTCCCAAGTCTTATCTCTACGCACATCTCGTCGTCCTCTCATCGGTGCACCATCCTCGCGAGACTTTCTCGCGCCCAATCTTCGATGTCTTGTCGTCCGGCGATCCCCGTGAGATCGATCTCGTCCATCGCATCGGCTGCCGCGTCGATACCGAGCGTTTGCTCGATATGCTCCGCCTTCGCGACGAGAATGCGCGCCATGATGGTATCGATCGAGTTCGTCGCGATCGAGTACGTCGACACGCACGGGCGTGTCTGTCCGAGGCGCGCAACGCGACGCTCCCACTGAAGCATGTCAGAGGGCCGCCAGCTCAGATCGTGCACCACGGAGTGGCGCGCTCGCGTGAGCGTGACGCCCTCGCGTAGCGAATCTAGAGTCGCCACGATAGCGTGAAAGTGGCCCGATTGGAACCACTGAACGATCGTATCGCGCTCGTCTTGCGGGATGCCGCCGTGGATCACTTGGACGGCGTGCTGCGCGTCGCGGAGCTTGTCGGCGATGCGCTCGACCGTCGCGCGCGTCCAGCACCCCACGATGACGGGCTCGTTTTGCTGGATGAGGCTCGAGGCGAACTCGACCGTGGTCGGGAGCTTGATTTTCGAGGTCAACGCCCGAAGACGGCCGAGGACGGTGAAGACGCGCGAGCCGCCACGCCCCATCAACATCGCGTCGAGAAGCTCCGAGATAGCAAACCCGTCCGAAAGGTCGGCGTGCGCCGCGCGGTCCTTCTCGTCGAGCTCGGTCTCGATGCGCTCGCGCCGGAGCTTCGGGAGCTGCGCCGCAATCTCGGGCATGTCGACCGTGCGGCGAAGGTAGTAGCGGCTGATGCGGTTACGGAGCTCGGGGATGTTCATCGGCTCGCGATCGGCGTACCCGAAGCCGTTGTGCAACGCGCCCGCGTACCGTCGGCGGAAATCCCACCACGAGCCCCACGTCCGAGGCCCCGTGAGAATCGAGAGCGGCTGCCAGAGCTCGCCGATGCGATTCTCGATGGGCGTCCCCGAGAGGAGAATCTTGAATGGCGCCTTCGCCGCGAGGAGCCACGCCCCCTTCGCCCGCGCCGTGCGCGGATTCGAGATGCGATGGACCTCATCGAGGGCAGCCGCGCCGAGCGAGCGCTCCATCGTGGCGAAGTGCGAGGCCCACGCGTGCGCGATCTCGTAGTGGCAGAAGTACCAAAGAGCGTCCGGTCGAAAGCTCGGGTGGTTGTGGTCTCGCGTGCGCACCGCGCAGAACTGGGACTCGTCCTCGATCGTCTTCGACTTCAAGAGCTCGTTGAGCCAGACGGCCCGCGCGAACTGCGGCCCGATGATGAGTCGAGGCACCTCTGGGCCCGTCTGTATGTCGATCGAGAGAATCGCAGAGCGCGTCTTCCCGAGACCCATGTCATCCGCGAGATAGAGTCCGCACCCGTTGAACGACGCCTCCGCCGCCGCGCGCTGCCAGGGGTAGAAATCGTCGAGATTGGTCGCCGCGAACGCGAACTTATCGAAACCGGCTCGCCGCGGCCACTTCGGCTCGAGGCCCATACGCGCAAAGAGGCCGTCTACTGCGGGGAGCTCCCACGTGTTCTGCGGGAGCTCGACGGCCGTCCAGCCTGGCTTGTAGCGAATGCCGGGAACGGCACCGAGGTCGTACAACGACGCGGCGATGGATGGCTCCGGAGTGTGCTCCGTGTGCCAGCGGATCTCAGCCCAACCGAACCGGTTGAAGGCCAGTCTGTACGGCGAACGCGCCATCAGGTGTTGTTCTCTCTTCAGAAGCGGAGTGACGGTCCGCACCCGGAGCCGAAGCTCATGTCCACGGTCAGTGACGTTCGCAGCCTGGGGGGCAATACAGCGCGGCACCGACCGTGGACAGATCCTTCTACTCTGACGAAAAATCTCTGTCAACTAGACGCGATTCGAAAACCGCAAGTGGGGCAAAAAGAAACCCCGTGGGCCTCTCGACCCACGGGGTTTCCCCACACAATCACAAGGAGAGCTTCCCAAAGATCAGATCGCCTCAGCTTGCGGCTGGGGCGCGAACGCCTTTCTTGAGCTCGTCATTCTTGCGAGCAAGATCCGCCGACCCGTTGGGGCCCGCGTCTTCGTGATCGTCATCCTGAGAATCGCCCCCGGCGATGACGCCGGCTTCCGCCAGCACCTCGAGAGTCTCGATAAGGATCTCCTCACAGTACGCACCGTTCTCCGATGCGATCGGAAGGGGGCCGAGAAGCGTATTGAGCGCCGCCCCCGGCTCGTCCACGAAGTGCGCGATATGCGGCGGGAGCGCCTTCGCCTCCACGAGATTCGCGAGATGCTGCGCGAGCATCGGGACCACGATCTCCTTCGGTTGTTGCTCGTGGAGCGCCACGAGGATGTCGCGCCATTCCTGCGTCTGGAACGGCCGCGGAAGGAGCGGCATAAGCTCCGCGTCGATCCTCTTCGCGGCCTCGCTCTGCACGGGCGGGGGCGTGATGACCGACTGGTGCCCGACGACTTCCGCCTGTTGCGCCGGCTGCGCCTGTTGCGCGAGCTGCCGATGCTGCGGGGGCGCCTGGAGTTGCTGCGCCTGGCGCTTGCCGGCTGCTGCCTCGAAGATCTTTTCGCCGACGTTCGAGAGCTGGCCGAGACCTTCCATCACGACCTGAGCCCAAAGCGGTTTCTCTTCGGGCGTCATCTGCTCGATGAGCTGCGCCATCATCCCGATATTGGTCATCTGGGAATGCTGCATGGCTTCGAGCACGGCCGTCATGGCCTCGGGCGATCGATTCTCCATCTGTTTCAGAAGGAGCGGGATGATCAGCGGTGCGAGCTTCTCGATCATGTCGAGGCCCGAGTTTTGCTCCTTCTTCGAAAGCTGGAGCTTCATCATCTCGAGTTGCTGCGACGCCGTCGCCGAATCGCGTTGGGCGTTCGCCGAGATCATCGCGGTGAAAACAGGAACGAACGCCGGAAGCGAGTCCATCAACGGATTCGATGCCGGTTTCGCCTGCGCCGAGAGCCGCGCTTCGAGCATCTTCGATTCGAGCTCGCGACGCTCGCGATCCCACGCATCCTTCTCACGCGCGTGGTCTTTCTCGAGCGCTTTGAGCTCTGCCTTCGCCTCGCGGACTTCGACAGCAGCATCACGCTTCGCTTCTTCGCGAGCGCGCGAGATCCTCTCTTCGGAGTCCTTGCGCGCTTCGTCGACCTTGCGCTCCGACTCGCGGCGAACCTCATCGACACGTCGATCGAACTCGACTTGGATCTTGGTGAGCTCTTTGTTCGCGTCTTCGAGCTTCGCCGATGTACGGGCGAGATCCCCGATCACGCGATTGAGCTCGCGCTCGGCGACCGCGTGATTCACGGGATTGTGCGCATGCGCGAGAGGAGGGCCGTACCCACCCCACGCCGGCTGCGCGCGCTGCCCCGCTGCGATGTACGCATTCGCATCGCCGTGCTCGAGCCCCTTGGCCCACGCAGATCCGGGAACCTCGCCTATCTGCGGGATCGTCGGACCCATCCCGTGATACGGATTCTGCTGCATGTGCGGCGGCATCATCATGGGCCCACCGGTGGGCATGACGCCTTGCGGGCCCACGTCCACGCGCGCCATCGGCTTGGGGTGACCCTCGATCCGCACCTTGAAAGGCGGGACCACGTAGGTGGGCTCCGTGCCGTTGGGATTGAACGCGTAGACCTCGAAGTTCCCTCCGCCGACTTGCGACTGGAGGAAACCATCGATCTGCATGAGCTCTTCGAGAGTGAGCACCCAACCGTTCGCAACGGTGGCGAGCTCGCCCTTCGCATTGCGACGCATCACCCGGAGCCGAGCCTCCGAAAAGGTGGCCATCGCTTCCTTGATCTTGTCGACCTGGATCCCCTCATCGAACTTTTGCCCGTTAGACATTTTCGATCTCCGACGCCTAGTCATGGCGCATCGTCCCGTTGAAGCCCGTAACGGAGCTTCTCTACTTCGATGGATACGGGGAGCGGGAGGTCGCCGTAGCGCTTCTCCCACGCCTCGAACGTTGTCTTATTAGGCACCTGGATGAGCTCGGCGATAGTCGCGCGTGCCCTTCCGGCGCCCAAGAAGAAGATGCTGGCGAGCAACGGCCAGACCGCCCAGATGTATCCCGAGGCGACGAGCGCGGCAGCCACAGCGATGTGCGCGCGCACGACCCACGGGATCACCGTGTAGATGCGGTAGAGGAGCGAGCCAAGAAACCGGCGTCGAATGCAACCTTCGCAGTCGCAAGAGAATCGGCGCTCGACATCAGCGGCCAGCGGAGTGCGATCTTCGTCATCCACCATCGGATCCCCCTGCGTTATCCTCGAAAGCGTTTGGAAAGAGCTCCTGGAGCTCATTGGTCACACTGGGCGACGGGACAAAATGCATCCACGTCGCACCGAGAGTCATGCCCGTCACGCCCGCCACGAGGACGTACGGCCACGTCATCCAGCTCTCGAGCGTCCATACGGCTCGAGTGCCGGGATAGAAATGCGAGAGGGCGAGCCCGATCCAAAAGCCGGTGCACCCACCGCAGTAGATGAACGCCGCGAGGAGATCGCTCTTGCGCGCAATTGCCATACGAACGCGGTAGAAGATCGTACTTTGCGTGACGAAATAGACGGCGCCGAGAATGAGTAGAACCCATTGGATCCACAGCATCATGCCGCGACCCCCATACCATCGAGCTTGGAGCGAATCTCCACGAGAATCTCCTCGATGATCTGGCGCACGCGCTCACGCGAGAGCTTGAAGCGATCGCCCACTGCCCTGAAGTTCTGCGTTTGAAGCCAGAACTCGAACATGCCCGCATCCCGCCGCGTGCGTCGCCGCAAGACGCCCATGGTAACCGCGCAGCAGAGCTCGACGCGCTCTTTGTACTCCACGAGATTCTCCGGCGTCGGCGCAGACATATCGGAGTGCGTCACCACGAACGCCTCCGCTTCGGTGGAAGCATCGCCACCGCGCATGAGCTCGGTGACGACCTCGAGCGGCACGTTGAGCTCTACGGCGACTTCGTGAGGCGTAGCGCTGCCGCGATTCTTTTGAATCGTACGGCGGATTGCATCCTTGAGCTTCCAGCGATTCACGCGCACGTCTCGCGTCGCACTCTGCGCAACGACCGAGGCATTGCGCTCGAGGAATCGCGTCGCGTGAATGCGGATCCAGTGGCGCGCGTACGTGAAAAGCCGGACGTCGTGCGACAAGTTGAACTTGTGGATCCCGACGATCAGCCCTTCGATGCCCTCGGCCTCGACATCTTCGAACGAGATTCCCGCCGGGAAAACCCACTTGTGAAGCTGCGCCACGACCCACGGCCGATGCGCGATCACGAGCTCGTGCATGGCTTCTTTGTCGCCGCGCTGCGCGCGAACAATGAGATCGCGCTCATGCTCTCGCGTGAGCGTCTTACCCGGCGGGAACTTGAACTTACGGCGCACGATCGATCACTTGCTTTCGTCTTCGAGGCCTACCCGTGCGAGGTACTCCTGGCGTTGCTTCTTCAACCGCTCTCGCGACATGCGAAGCATCGCGCGGCGCTGCTCGCTCCAGCTCTGTTTCTCGGAGTCCTTCGTCTGGCGCTTCATCTTGCCGTTGTTCTCGCGCCACGAATCGCAGTTGTGCGCGGCGCTGAACGTCGAGGTCACGAGCCCGGGGCGCTCCCCGCACAAGCCGGCCTCGTCGGTGATCGCGGCCCCGAGATGCTCGGGCTTCCACTCGAGCTCCTTCACGAGCTTCGGGAGGAACTCTGTGCGCACCATCTCGGCCATCACGTGTCCGGGCTCGAAGTTCTTGCAGTTCCCGCAGATCTTCCCGCACCCGATGCGCTTCACGTCTTCGGCCGTGACGGTGAGTACCGGCGCCGAAGTCCCGAAGCTCTTGCCCCCGACGGGATCGTGGTACGTGACCGGGATGTTCATGGGCGGACCTCCCGACCAGTTCTCGCCGTCGTCACTCATTCGACGATCGCTTTCGCTTCGTAGCAGTCCCCGCCGGCCGTCCAGTCCGCGCAGTTCTTGAGGCGTTGCTCCTCGGTCATGCCGGACCACACGCCGTCGTCGTTCTTGTGGCAGAGCCCGAAGTCTTTCCAATCGGCGGACTCCGGGATGTTCGGCTTCACGATTTGCTGCTCGCCATCCGCACCGACCGCGGTCTCGTTGTACTCGTGCGGCGCGATGAACGGCGCGACCATGTTCGAGAAGACCGGATTGCGCGCCATCTGCATTTGCGCGGCGGCCTTGTCGAAGTGTGCGCACGACCCACACCGGCGCTCGTCCGGCGCGATGGGGAGGCGGACACGACTCGAGTCGGCGCCCCCCTTCTGGATGCGATTGACCGTCATCAGCGTCCAGACGGCCAGCGCCGTTACGGCGACAAGAATCAGGACCAGGAACGTCGTTTCGAACATCGTCTACGCCTCCGCCACCGAGCCAAAAACCATGGTGCTCACCGGGCTAACAACCGAGGGTGTGCACCGAACGGGTGGGGTCCACGCCCCGAGACCACCCGACGTCTTGAACGGCCGCCTCCGGGGTAAGGGCCCCCGCTTGGAGCGCCTTGGGACCTTGCGATTCGACTAGAGAATGCGGTCCTCAGGGTCTCCTCGCGTACCTCGGCCCTCCTGCGCTGGACCCGGAACCCGGAGGGGGAAGCCGTAGCCGCACGAAATGAGGCGCTCTGAGCGAACCCAGAGACTCGACGCCAGGAAAAGTACAAAGAACGAGGACCGCCGATCGGCAGCCTATGTCTCGATGCAACGGGGTGTCAAGCCACAATCGTCGCGTATCGCGATGCGTTGTCCGTGCATGACTGGCTACGTATGGTCGCCGTAAGAACCCTAGTTACGCGCGACCCTATGGGTGGAGGCTGCAAATGATGACCGCGTCTCATATCGCATCCTCGTTCTTATAAGTGAGCTCTATCACAAGCGCGCGGAGTTTCTTTCGGAAAGAATGGTGGTCCTGAAACAAATAACTCCAGATGAGAATCGCCCGTAAAACGTGGGGTGAGAGGCTCTATATAGAGAGATATTTTTTTTTTTTTTTTTTTT